CCGAACGCTTCGCGCGCAACCAAACACCTGCAGGTGTGCTCAAACAAACCGAGGGCGAACCGTTGAGCGCCGAGGAGCTGTCCGAAATGGCGGCTGCGTTCGCAGCTGCACGCAACAACAACGCCATCGCCGCACTCAACCAGTTCGTCGACTGGAAAGAGTCGTACATGGATCCGAGCAAACTGCAGTTGACTGAAGCACGCACCTATCAGGCGCTCGAAATGGCGCGCGTCGCCAACATTCCTCCCTACCTAGTCGGCGCACCGGCAGGTTCAGGCATGACGTACCAAAACGCGTTGCAAGCACGCCAAGACCTGTATCTGTTCGGCGCCAAACCGTTCATTGAATGCATCGAGCAGACGTTGTCAATGAACAACGTGACGCCGCGAGGCCGCTACATTTATTTGGACGTCGAGGCATACCTGGAGGAATACCAAGACGCTGGCGAGTCGGAAATCGCTGCACCGGCTCGCCAGCTACCTACCAACCAAGGAGACCAGGAATGATCAGGCTTACCGCTGACAAGACGTTCGTACTCGCCGAAGAAGGCGACAATCCGCGCACCATCTCGGGCATCGCCGTACCGTGGGACACGGTCGCCACCGTCTCCGACGGCACACGCGTCAAGTTCGAGCGCGGCAGCCTCCCAGTCACCGGCAAGAAGCCCAAGCTGCTGAAATACCACGACTCGTCGCAAATCGTGGGCGTCGTCACGGCACGCCTGGACAGCCAAGACGGCATGCTGTTCACCGCCAAAATCAGCAACACGACCGACGGCAACGACATGCTTGAGCTCGTCAAGGACGAAGCCATCGACTCGGTGTCGGTCGGCGTCGACGTCATCGACGCCAAATACGACGACGACGGCACGATGGTCATTTCGTCCGCCGAGTGGGTAGAGTTGTCGCTAGTCGCAGTACCAGCGTTCAAGGGTGCTACGATTACAGAGGTTGCAGCGACCGAACCACAACAGGAGACAACCATGTCCGAACAGGTCGAAGCAACAGTCGAGACTCCAGCCCCTGCACCTGCACCGCAGTTGATTTGGGCCGAAGCCAAGCCCAAGTTCAAGCTGCCGTCAGCTGCTGAGTACATCAGCAAAATCCTGACCGGCGGAAGCGACGCGCAACAGTTCCTCGCGAACCTCCGCGCCGCTGCTCCCGACGTAACCACGACCGACTCTCCTGGCATCCTGCCCGAGCCGATCCTTGGCCCGGTGTACAACGGCTTCCGCGGTCTGCGCCCGGTCGTCGACGCCATCGGCGTCAAGGCCATGCCCGGTGGCGGCAAAGTGTTCCGTCGCCCGGTCGTCACCACGCACACGACCATCGGATTGAGCAACGGCGAAAACGCCGCGCTCGACTCAGGCCAGTTCATCATCTCGAACAACGACGTCACCAAGGCCGTGTACGGCGGCTACGTCAAACTGTCCGAGGAAGACCTCGACTGGACGGATCCGAACGTGCTGTCGCTGCTCATCGACGACATGTCGCGCATCTACGCCAACACGACCGACAACGTCGCCGCAGACGCACTGCTGTCCGGCACCAGCGCCACCGCAGTGTGGGGCGAACTCACCGACCCGGGTGAAGCCGTCGCATTCGTCTACGACGCCGCGCAAGAAATCCTCGAGGACAGCAACGGCAACCTGCCGACCCACCTGTTCGTGTCGCCCAACGTGTGGCGCTCACTCGGACAAATGGAAGACGCAGCCGGTCGTCCGCTGTTCCCACAAGTCGGCCCGATGAACGCTTTCGGCAACGTGCAGCCCGGCACGACCAACGCCTCGGCATTCGGCCTCACGGTCGTCGTGGATCGCAACTTTGCGAGCAACACGGCAATCGTCGGCGACCCCAGCGGCTTCGAAATCTTTGAACAGCCCAAAGGCGCCGTGCAGGTCGAAGCGACTGACGGATCGCTGTCGCGCATCATCAAGTTCCGTGGCTACTTCACCACGTTCATGGTCGATGCCGACAAGTTCGTCAAGCGCGTCGCCGCCTGACCAAGTTCCTTCCTCCAGGGACTGTCTGAACGATGGCGACGTACACGGTCACCCATAAACAGGTGGTCGACAACGTCGCTATCGTTCAGCTGCTCCAACCGCTCGAGTTCGAGGTCGGCCAGAGCATTACGATCAGCGGCATCAACGCCACCTGGAACGGCACGCACGTCATCCTGGCGCTGCCCGAGTATTACTTCACCGGCGTCTCCGAGCAGGGCGACTACCAGTACGACTACGACATAATCATCCCCAACCAGGTGCTGTTCGCGCTCACCACGGACGACGCAGAACGTGCAGCTGCATCGGGCAGCGTCACGTATTCCGTGACCTGCACGTGGATTGCCCTCGGCGACCTGGAGGATTACCTGGGCTTCACGTTCACCAGCCCGAGCGCCGAGCTTGATGTTGCGACCATGGCAGTGGGCGCAGCCAACGCTTTCGCGTATCGTCGTCGCCAAGAGGCCGGGTACTGGGACTCGCCCAGCTCCGTGCCCGGCCTTGACTGCAAACTTGCCGCAACCCAATACGCCGCCATCCTGTACCGCGAACGCGGCAGCACCGAAGCCTTTGCGTCGTTCGATCCGCTGGCGACGGGCGGCCCAGTCACCGGCAACTACGGCCAAATCCTGAGACTGCTCGGAGTCGGCAAACCGCAGGTGGCTTGACATGGGCATGTTCAAAGACGGCTACGACCAGCTCGTCACACAGCTGCAAACCATCACCGGGCTGCGCGTGTTCAACGATCCGCGCAACATCAACCCACCGTGCGCAATCGTTGAAGCACCGAGCATGACGCTCACCACGAACGTCAACGCAGACATGGAATTCCGTGTCGTCGTCATGGCGCTCGGCATCGGCGACAACACGACGCTTGACTCCCTGCTCGACGTCGCCGACCTCGTACGCGAGGCCAAAATCGGACTCACGGCCGCCAGGCCGACCACCGTGTCCTACGGCGGCGCCGACTACCCGGCTTACGAGCTGACCATCAACACAAAAGTCAGTCCATAGAACGGCTACACTCAACTACAGGGTGCAGCGCCCTCCGATCAACTAGGAGAACTGCACAATGGCGACCGCAACCACATTTCTCAGCGCAGGCGTATTCAAGCTCGGTGCCGCATCCGGCACGGCCGTCGACTACACCGACCAGTGCTCGGCCGTGAGTTTCACGGACAACTACGAGGCATTGGACGCCTCGACGTTCGGCGTCGCCTACCGCTACCGCGTCAAGGGCTTGTCAGACCCGAGCATCACCGCAACCATCATGGTCAACGCCACCACGCGCGTCGCCATCCAGGCGCTCGTGGGTACGAACGTCTACGCAGCCGCACGCGGCTCGTCGGCCGCCATCTCGGCGACCAACCCTGAGTATCAACTGACCGGGGCCCTGCTGGCCTCGGCCGATGTCGTAAATTCGACGGTTGGTGAGCTCGAGACCCTCGAGATCGAAGTGACCGGAGGCGCGCTCGTCGTCGACACGACGCCATGAGACTGACGTTCAAGGTGTCGTACACGACACCTGCCGGTCAGGAAGTCGTCGACAACGTCACGACCAGCCTGGCAACCGTCGTCGCCTGGGAGCGCCGCAACAAAGCCAAGTTCACCGATCTGCAAAACGGATTCGGCATGGACGACATGCTGTACATGGCCTGGCATTGTCTCAACGCCGAAAAGCGCGACGCGCGCACGTACGACGACTGGATTCCGAGCGTGACCGCGCTCGAGGTCGTGGAGGCGTCACCGGCAAACCCTACGCAAGCGGCAGCTACCGACGGCAGTTAGCCGAGGTGCTGTTCGTGACCGGATTTTGGCCTTCAGACGTCGTGTTTGACCTGGAGGATTTGGCTACGTTGCAGCTGGTGAGCAGGAAAGCCAATGCCAGTCGATAGCACCGTCACCATCGTCGGCGTCAAGGAAGCCATGCGCGACCTCCAGAAAATGGAGCCTGAGCTCGCCAAACAAATCAAAAAAGACTTCAAAGACGTCGTCAAGCCGATAGTCGACGATGCACGCTCAAAAATCGTGCAGCTGCCGTTGTCGGGCTTTGCGCGCAAATGGAAAGACGGCAAAATCTTTCCGTGGTCGCAACCAGCCGTCAGCAAGTCGATCATCGCGCGATTCAGCAACCGCAAACGCGGCAACAGTCTCGCCGTGTTCAGCGTGACGATGAAAAGCCCGGCAGGCACAATCTTTGACATGGCAGGACGCGGCGGCGCCAACCGCCTGGCGGCCGCACTTGACACGCTGTACGGCCGGCCATCACGACTCATGTGGCCGACGTACGAACGTCACGCCGCGCAAGTCAACGAAAACCTGCAACGATTGACCGAACGGATCGTCGACGAGACGAATCGTAGGCTGGTGTCCTAATGGCAGTCACAATCCCCATCATTAGCGAGTTCGACGGCAAAGGCATCAAGTCGGCAATCGCAGAGTTCCAGCAGCTGGAAGGCGCTGGCGCCAAAGCCAAGTTCGCGTTGCAGAAGGCGGCCGTGCCGGCAGCCGCAGCCGTCGCAGGCCTCACCGCTGCCCTGGGCGTATCGGTCAAGGCGGCCATGGAGGATGCCGCCGCCCAAGATCAGTTGGCCAACGTGCTGCGTCGCAGCGCCATGGAAAACGAAGACGGCATACGCTTGGTCGAGGAATTCATCAGCGCCCAGTCGCGTCTCACGGCCGTGGCAGACGACGAGCTGCGTCCAGCGTTCGCAGAGCTGGCCAACGCAACCGGGTCAGCCAACCAGGCCCAAGACCTGCTGATTCGCGCCCAGGACATTGCAGCTGCCACCGGCAACGACCTGACAACCGTGGTCACGGCCCTCGCCAAAGGCGTCAACGGCTCGACCACAGCGCTGTACAAGCTTGATCCGTCTCTGCGCACCGTCGTCGGCGTCGGCGCCGAATTTGACGACATTCTCAACGCATTGACAATCCACCAGGGCGCGGCAGCCGACGCAGCCAACACGACGCAAGGCCAAATGAAAAACCTGACCATTCAGCTTGATGAAGCCAAAGAGTCAATCGGCGCTGCGCTGTTGCCAGCGGTCGGCGCGCTGCTCGACAAACTCATTCCGTTGGCGACGTGGGCAGGCGAAAACAGCAAACTGTTTTTGGTCTTTGCCGGTGTGATTGGCGGCCTGTCAGTCGCAGTGCTGGCAGTCAACGCGGCAATGAAGGTCTACCAAGCCACGCTGGTCGTCGTTAAAGTTGCCCAGGCGGCGCTCAACTTCGTCATGTCGGCCAACCCGATCGGCCTGGTCGTCATCGCCATCGCAGCACTTGTCGCGGCCTTCGTCCTGGCGTACAAACAATCAGAGACATTCCGCGAAGGCGTCAACGCCATGTTTAAATTCATCAAGACAGCAATTGAGGGCAGCGTCGAGTTCATCAAGGGCTACCTCAACAGCGTCATGAGCTTCTACAAATCCATTTTCAACGGCATCGCAAAACTGTGGAACTCGACCATCGGCCAACTGTCGTTTGAAGTACCTGACTGGGTGCCAGGCTTCGGCGGCAGAGGTTTTAGCGTGCCCAACATCCCGATGCTGGCCGACGGCGGCATCGTCACCGGGCCGACACTTGCCATGATTGGCGAACAGGGCCCCGAGGCGGTCGTGCCGCTTGACCGAGGCATCGGCATGGGCAACGTCACCATCAACATCAACGCCAACGTCGCCGACGCACGCTTGGGCGACGTCATCGTCAACGCCTTGCGTCAATACAACCGTCGCAGCGGCCCGATCAACGTTGCAATCGCCTAATGCCAGCCACAGTCGTCCAATCCGGCTCCTACCTGCTCGAGGTGGACACAGGCTTTGATTACAGTTCATTCAGGCTTGACAGCAGCCTGCTCGACACTGGCATTCTGGGCCCCAGTGCTGTCACGTATGCCGACATTACCGACAAGGTCACGAATATCGAGTACAAGCGCGGCCGTGAACGCGTAGACGACCAGTTCGGTGCAGGCAGCATGAGCTTCACGATGCTCGACACAACCGGCATCCTCGGGCCATACGACTCGACCAGTCCCTACTACGACCCCGACAACGACCAGCCTGGCCTGGCGCCCATGCGCGCAGTCAGACTGTCGCGCGACGGCACATACCTGTTCACCGGCGTAGTCACCGCCTACGACTACACGTTTGCCATGGCAGGCCCCAACACGGTCACCGTGCAATGCGCCGACGAGTTCTACAAACTCGCCCAAACCGCGCTTGACGAATACAACGTCACGGCACAGACCAGCGGTCAACGCATCACCAGCGTCTTGGCGTTGCCAGAGGTTGATTACACAGGCAGCTCAAGCATCGCCACCGGCACGGTGAACCTGGGGCATGACGCCGCTTACACGGTGCCTGCCGCGACCAACACGTTGTCGTACCTGCAACAAATCAACGACGCCGAGCAAGGCCGACTGTTCGTCGCAGCCGACGGCACGATCACATTCCAGGAACGCATCGGCAACACGTTGAGCAGCCCAATCATCAGTTTCACCGACGACGGCACGGGCGCACCGTACGACGACCTCACCGTCGAGTTTGACTCCGACGGCATCGCCAATCGCACCTACGTCAAAGCACTTGACGGCGACGAAGCCACCGACAGCGATGCAGGCAGCATCGCCACTTATTTCACGCAACAAGTATCAATCACCAACAGCTTGCTGCACCTGCAAGCCGAAATTGACGCCCTGGCGACATACCTGCTTGATCCGTACCCTGCGCCCAGGTACACGGCCGTCAGCACGACGTTCAGCCGTTTGACGGCCGGGCAACGAACGACCGCAACCACCATCGACATTGGCGACACCATCAGCATCCACAAAGAAATACCCGGACTCGGCAGTGCAATCGCGTCTGAGCTGGCTGTCGAGGGCATCGTGGGACGTATTGACGTCGCATCAGGCCACCGCATCACGTACTTCACCAGCCCCACCACCATCGTCTACGAGCTGATTTTGGACGACGCGGTCTACGGACAACTTGACTCAACGAACGTATTAGGATGAGGTAGCCATGGGTGCCAACGCACAGACCTCCGTACCAGCCTTCACGACCGGCCAGGTGCTCACCGCGCAGCAGCAGACCGAGATCAACACAGGCGTGCCAGTGTTCGCCACCACGACGACGCGCGACGCCGCGTTCGGTGGCACAGGGGAAAAGGTGCTTGCCCAGGGCCAGTTGGCGTACATCGAGGCAAGCGACGTCGTGCAGTATTACAACGGCAGCGTCTGGGCGACGTTGGCACCGGCGTCGGCTGGTGCGTTGGTGTACCTGACCGGCGCATCGTTCAGCGCGGTCACCAGCGTGTCGTTAGCCGCCAACACGTTCACGAGCACGTACCGCAACTACAAAATCGTCCTGCACGTCACGAGCGCAAGCGCCGACATGACCGGCACGATGCGGATGCGCGCAGGCGGAACCGACGACACGAACGGGTCTTATCTGGCGGGCGGCGTGCAAGTGTCGAACGGTGGCGCGACCGTGACGTTTTCGGGCAACAACGCAACGTCGTGGAACATCATGGACGGGCAAAGCGCAATAGGCGGCTCGATGAGCATGGACTTGATTGCGCCACAGTTGTCAGTTCGCACGTTCATGAACGGCACGATTAGCGACAGCGACGCAACCTACAACGTCAAGGGCGGCGCCGCCGGGTACGTTTTTAACAACACGACGTCGTTCGACGCCTGCACGTTCATCTTCTCGGCAACGAGCACCGGGGTGTACCGCGTCTACGGATACGCAGACAGTTAGGAGACGACATGCCCCGACCCATGACGCAAGACGGCGACATTGTGCGCGAAATGACCGCGCAAGAATACGCCGATTACCAACAACTCTTAGTCGAGTTGGAAGCGCAAGCAGCCGCCGCAGACGCCAAAGCAGCCGCGCTCGCATCCGCACGCAAGAAACTCCGCGACCTGCTCACCGACGACGAAATCGCCGCCCTGCTCGGAGAATGATGAAACCGTGGCAATACCTGCTCGAAGACTGGTTCAAGTCATTCGTCGCAGGCTTCGTCGCCGTGCTCATCACAAGCGGATACGACGTAGAAAACGCGCTAAAAGCCGGGCTCGCCGCAATGCTGCCGCTGATCTACACGTGGGCAAACACCAGTGACCGCCGCTACGGCCGCAAATAGATTCCCAGTACGCCCGGTCAGATTGCCGGCTGACCTCAAAGGAATACAGCCAGGGCGCCTGCCCGACTACCTGCTAACGACCATCAGACCATATGGTCGGCTGCATCCGCTTGCAGCCCAGGCCTGGGAGGCCATGCGCAAAGCTGCGCACCGCGACGGCATCAGACCATTCAGACCGACCAGTTTTGCCGATACCTACCGATCACTTGAGACACAAGAGCGCGGATTCTTGGCGCGCTACACGACCGCCCCGATTGAGACCAAATCCATCCGCGTCTACAAAGGCGTCAAGTACTACCTGAAGCCCGGCCTGGCACCGATGGCGACGCCAGGCACCTCGATACACAATCTCGGCCTCGCAGTTGACGTCGCAGACGCATCAGGCGACCGCCTTGCATGGATGCTCGAACACATCCACCACTACGGATTCTGTTGGGAGCTGCAATCCGAGCCGTGGCACATCCGCTACTGGTGCGCCGAACAGATACCCTTGGCAGTGCAGCAGTTCAGGAGCCTGCATGCCGACGGAAATTTGGGTAGCGCTGATTAGCGCCATCGCCATCGTCTCGGCCGCCATACTGCCGGCATTCCTCATCGAGCGCGCACGACGCGAAAACGCCGACGATCACGCATACGTCCGCAGGGCCCTCAGTAGGGTGGAGCGCAAGATTGACAACCACCTGGAGGATCACAACATTCATGGCGCTGCGCGACGAACTACCAGCAAAAACAAACCAGCTGAACGAGATTGACAAGTTCCTGGCCAAACAAAAAAACAAGGCCGAGTGGCTCGAGATTCTTTCTCAGCCGGACAAGTTCAGCAACCAGGCGGTCGCCGATCTGTTCGGCAAGTACAAACTCAAAGTGACGTTCAATGCCGTCTACCGTTGGAGGAAACGCAATGGCGTTGCGTGACGAAGTCGAGGCGCTCGCCGTCATCGAGCAGCTGCGCCAAGCGCTCAAACAATCGCACGCCGAACGCCACCGACTCAAACACGGCAAAGACGAGCTCGTCGAGGCCGTCTACCAGGCCGCCAAAGAAGCGGCGCTGGCATCAGAGACACCGAAACACAAGCCGCCTGTGCGCGACAAACGCAAAGTCAAAGCCGAGGTCGCCCTGGTGCACCTGACCGACTGGCAGCTCGGCAAACGCACCGTGTCGTACAACGCGCACGAGCTCAACACACGCATACAACGATTCGTGGACAAGGTCATCTCGATTACCGACATACAACGCCGCCACCACCCGGTCGACAAATGCGTCGTAATGCTCGGCGGCGACATGGTCGAAGGAATCGGCATCTTTCCAGGGCAGGCCTACGAGGTTGACACGCACCTGTTCGAGCAGCTGTTCATGACGGCCGCAATCATCGAGCAGACGTTGCGACGCTTCGCCGACTACTTCCCCGACGTCGAGGTCGTATGCGAGTACGGCAACCACGGCCGCCTCGGCCGCAAGGGCGACATGCCAGTCGGCGACAACATCGACCGCATGGCGTACAAAATCGTGCAGGACAGGCTCCCTGCCGGCATCGTCAAATCGTGGCAGTCAAGCTCGGACTGGTATCAGGTGTTCAACATCGGTGCATACAAAGCATTGCTGGTGCACGGCGACGAGATCAAGTCGTTTGGCGGCAACACGCCAGCGTTCGGCATCCTTCGCAAGGTCAACGCCTGGGCAGGCGGCGTGATCGAGGATTTCCACGACTGCTACATGGGCCACTGGCACACCCCGATGAGCCTGACGATGAGCAACGGCGGCCGCATCTTTGTCACCGGGTCACCCGAATCACATAACGAGTACGCGCGCGAGTTCGTCGCCGCCACGTCCGTGCCGTCACAACGCCTGCACTACATCGACCCGGTCAAAGGCCGCGTCGCAGCCGAGTACGTCGTATGGCTCGACTAGACAAGCCGCTGGTGCTGGTGATCTGGCACGACGCCTATTCGCTGTCCAACAACGAATGGCACGAGCTCACCGACCTCAACGACGACCCGGCCGTGGTGCAATCCGTCGGCTTCCTGATGAGCCAACCCAACGCCAAGCACGTCGTCCTGGCGCAATCGTTCACCGACGACCAGGGCGTCGACAACGTGCTGCAAATACCGCGCCGAATGGTGCGAAAAATAGTACGGCTACAAATCCCCCACAAGCCCCGAAAGAGCCGCTAAGGTCGTATCACGGTCTTGGAGGGCCGCAAAACATGATGCAGCAATTGACAGGATGGTGCTTGGACACCGGCCAAGAATTCTGGCTAGTAGTGTTCACGAACGACGGCAACGT